CATCGTTCGGAAGCACGGCTCTCACCGGCAGCGATTCTCCAAACCTGTCAACTTGATGCAGCGCGCAACTTTGCCGCTCTTCAATCTTCTTCTGAATGGCATTCCTGGACTCCAGAACGCGAATTAGCTCAGATCCTTTGGTTTGCCGAGGCGTCTACGACACAATTACTCACCGTCACTGACGCTCTCCGTGGTGTCAATCTTGACCCGGGTTTTCTCGCGCTTCAGTTTTTCGCATGCAGCGATTTTTTCGACGCAAAACCATTCAATGTTGAATGCCTGGCTCGTCTTCCCGACGCCGAATCTTTTGTTGCACCCACGTTCGACTTCGATTTGCATGCTCTCGCGTCTTGTGAATTCTTGGCTTTCGCTGGCTATCAGTTTGAACGCATCTCGGTTGAACCCTTTTCTCTCGGCCCCCTCGAAACTGTCACCATCACTTACACGACTCGCAACGCACGTGAGAGACGCGCACTCCTTTTTTATGCCAAGCGCAGTGCCCCTGATCTTGCATACCCGGATATCAAAGCTGTCGATTTCGACGTGCTTTTCAATGAGATCATCCGCGCCAATGGTGTTGCGATCGATGCCCCACCTGCGCGTCGCGTCGGTGGACCCGGTGACTGCTGGAAGGCTTTGCCGACGATGAAGGAGCCGTCCGATTGGGAGATGACTACTACTGAACTCGTTGAACGCATCGTCTATTTCGTTAACATGTGCGACGAACGTTTGTCTGACTACTTGGTATTCTGGTCACGCCAGGCGGATCTTGACTTCCACGTTGTCGCGTGTTCCCGGAAAACTCAATCCGATTGCCCCTGTTTCCAGAAGGGCCTTCCGAAACACGCGCGTAATTCTTGCCCGTTCACTGGTCTTGACGATTTCGTCAAAACGTTGCGTGAATGTGAGCCCGGTCAAATCTTTCTAGTTGGCCACGAATCTGAACGCGCTTATATCACAAGCATCGCTGCGGATCCTATCGGTGCACTTGCTCTGTCGGCTGAAGGTTTGCGTGTAGGCGCTGCCGCTCTCGTCAAGCACGTTGCGGCTGAAATACCTGAACGACCCGTCCACGCTTTGTCACTTGACCCCCTTCCGATTGGTTCACCGCCTGTTGACGTTCCGCACCCGCCTTGGTCAATTGATTTCTCTTTGTTGCCAGACTGGTTGCCCTTTCATCCGGAACTCGCGTCGGTCTTCGAATATTTGTCACGTGTGTTACCGTCGTTGGCAAACCAGGCAACGGGTTTGGCGTTTGAACTCGGCAATATTGCCGCGCACATCGCGAGTGGTGCTCTTTGGGCGCATTCATTGCTTCGCATCTTCTTTGTGCTGAATCAGCACCACGATGATCGACATGACAACCGCACCAAGTACATTGCATCTCCCAAAGTCATCGACCACATCGACGACGTGGTTTTCGAGGACGCTGCTCTGCGTGTTGCGCTCAACGCACCGATGGTCCCGCGCGGTCGTGACCGCATTGGTTTGACGTCTTGGCACATTACGGCGCAGAAACTCTTGCGCGTTGAAGAGCAAGGGCGCGTTAACGGTGCCATCGCTAATTCTGCCGTGGCAATTGCGGAACGCAACCTCAATTTTGAGGACGCTCCTTACTTGCACCTGCCGAGCAATGTCTCTGAATCTGTTTTCCGACAATTTGGTGAAGCTTTCCCTGCTTTGGCTGTCACTCGTGCACGCTTCACTCACCCGCATGGCGCTGCTGCCTCGGCACGCTTCGCGATGCATGCGCTTATTTCAGCAAAGTTGGCTCGCGATTGTGCACCCGTTTTCGGTGTCGGTCTTTCTCCTGTCCAGGTCTCACGCATCAATGATGTCGTTCACAACGTTGCGCCCATTCTCTCCGGTCGTGACTATTTTCGGCATGATCTTTCCCCATCGCAGGTCGTCCGCGATTTCGCGAACGTTGTCCGCTGCCCGTCCAAGCTGGAGGATTGCCGTCATGGTTTTGACAAGGTGCCTGTGTTTGTTGCGATGTTCTCGACG